AGAAGGTGCTGCACGTAGTAAGGGTATGCCAGATGCGGCAGACTTCCTACACAAAGTACGTAGGCTAAGTGCTGTAGACACGTATCTGTCATCATTCGTGGAAGGCATCAAGACACACACCAAGCAGGACGGGTTCCTTCATGTGCGTCTTCTTCAACACCGTACTGCGACTGGTCGTTTGTCTGGTGCTGACCCGAATATGCAGAACATGCCACGTGGCGGCACGTTTCCTGTGAAGAAAGTATTTGTGTCACGATTTGAAGGTGGCAAGGTTATGGAAGCTGACTTCGCACAGTTGGAGTTCCGCGCTGCAGCCTACCTATCACAAGATGAGGTTGCCATTGAAGAAGTATCTACTGGATTTGATGTACACGCATACACCGCTAAAGTTATTAGTGATGCTGGTCAGCCTACGAGTAGACAGGATGCGAAAGCACACACATTCGCGCCACTCTATGGAGCAACGGGCTTTGGCAGAACAAAAGCGGAAGCAGAGTACTACACCCACTTCACAGAAAAGTACAGGGGAGTCGCAGAATGGCATTCCCGATTGGCTAAAGAAGCTATAGAGACACAAAAGATTACTACGCCTAGTGGCAGAGAGTTTGCGTTTCCTGATGTGGTGCGTAAAGCTAGTGGGCGTGTAAGTCACTTTACACAAATAAAAAACTATCCTGTGCAATCGTTTGCAACAGCAGACATTGTGCCAATAGCTTTACTACACATAGATGAATTGCTAAAGGATAAAAAATCTTGTATAGTGAATACAGTGCATGATAGCATCGTCATTGACGTTCATCCTGACGAAGAAGAACAGGTAATCAACGTGATAGACGAAACTAATAATGTACTACCACAACTTATAGCTGCACGTTGGGGTGTTAATTTCAATGTGCCGCTACTCTTAGAGGCAAAAATTGGTCCGAATTGGCTTGACACGAAAGACGTAGCGTGATATAACTATGCCTCATTCACTCTAACGAAAGGAGTAACATACATGACAGAACTTACAACAATAGACCAAAATAATTTCGCAGCTATGGCGAAAGCAATGGGTATTGCAAAGGAAGGTGGAAGCAAATCTAAAAGCAGTTCGCTTGCACGTCTACGCATTAACCATTCACCAGTAATGGGTACAGCAGAAGTAAATGGAAAAAATGTAAACATGGAAGTAATCGAAGGTGGTGCATATAAACTGGAAATTCCAGATGGTCCCACATATTACGCTTCGTCTGTGAACATTCGTGCTTTTGTTCAGCGTTTTATGTATAAGCGGTTTGTGATGGGTGGTGCTAATTCCCCTAATCGTTTTATTAAGTCTCTTATGACAGAAGACGCAAAAATGGAATCTGACTTGAAGGATAATGACGGTGGATTTAACTGTGGTAAACCTGCAGGTTATATCCAAGACTTCAAAGCGTTACCAGAAAAAACGCAGGAGTTAATCAAGCAGATTAAACGTGTTCGCGCTGTCTTTGGTACAGTTGAACTGGTCAATCCCGTAAATGAAAAAGGTGAGCCAGTGGAGTTGGAATCTACCCCATTTATCTGGGAGATTGACAACCGTGATGCATTTAAGCTAGTTGGTGATGTATTTGTAAAGTTTGCTAAGATGGGAAGACTTCCACCTATGCATCTCTTTACCGCCAATACCAATGAGCGTAAGATGCCTAATGGCAATAGCTTCTTCATTCCTGTTGTATCTCTTGATGTAACTAAAACAATAGAGGTTACAAATGATGACCACGTTTTGTTTGCTGATTTCATGTCATGGATTGATAACTACAATAGTTATGTTCTCAATTCGTGGGCAGAAAAAGTAAACTCAAAGCTGGAAGATGGTGATGCCGAAGTGTTGGACGACATTGTGGACATCGAAATAGAAGAAGAGGTAGCATAATGAACCATCCTGCTGAACTGGCACTGCATCAGTATCTTGAGAACGCTGTAACAGGCAAATCAAGTATGTCACAACGGACAATCACACAGATTGGTCTTGATGTGATGGCTGCTGCAGCACGTCAGTTCGGTGGGGGTAACAAGCGTGACAAGTTCGGTCTACGTATGTCAAACGTAGGTAGGCCAACTTGCCAACTCTGGTATGACAAGAACAAGCCAGAGGTAGCGTTACCCTTTCCGACAACATTCGTAATGAACATGATGATTGGTGACATTGTTGAAGCAGTGTTCAAAGGCATCCTTAAAGAAGCAGGAGTTAAGTATGAAGACACCGATAAAGTTTCTCTTGACCTTGGTGACGATAGCGTTTCTGGTTCTTATGACCTCATCATTGATGGTGCAGTTGATGATATTAAATCAGCTTCAGACTGGTCATATAGAAACAAGTTTGAATCCTATGACACTCTTGCCAGCGGTGATGGCTTCGGGTATGTGGCTCAGTTAGCTGGTTATGCTAAAGCTGCAGACAAGAAGGCAGGTGGCTGGTGGGTAGTCAACAAAGCCAATGGTCAGTTCAAGTATGTACCAGCTACAGGTCTTGACGTGGATACCGAAGTGTCCAAGATTAAAGATACTGTAGATAAAGTAAAGGAGAACAAGTTTGAAAGATGTTTTGAACCAGTGCCTGAGACTTTTCGTGGCAAGCCCACAGGTAATAAAGTCCTTAATGATGGATGCAGATTTTGTAACTACCGTCACGATTGTTGGGATAGTCTTACTGAGCGTCCATCTGTAATGTCACAGGCCAAGAATCCGCCTACCGTCAGCTACATTGGAGATGTAATTGCTCCATAAGGCACGGCGTATGGCAATACGACATGGGTATCGCAGTGGGCTAGAATACAAGCTATCCATTTATCTTGATGAAAACAAGGTCAAATATGGCTACGAGGACATCAAGATTGAATGGGAAGACCTAGCCTACCGCACCTATACCCCTGACTTTGTTCTCGACAATGGTATTATCATTGAGACAAAGGGCAGGTTCATGGCGGCAGATAGGCGAAAGCATATCGCTATTAAGAAGCAGCATCCCAAGCTGGACATACGCTTTGTGTTTACTAACAGCAAGGCTAAACTAAGCAAGGGTGCTAAGTCTTCATACGCAGACTGGTGCATCAAGCACGGCTTCAGATACTACGACAGGATTATCCCGGAAGAGTGGCTGAAGGAGAAGGGTAAAAACAAGCATCCAAAGTTTATTAAGTTTGGCGGCACGAAAGTAAAAAGGAGATAAGCATGAATATGATGGATAAACTATCTAAAGAAATACAAAACGAGGACTTCCTTATACGTGTCAGACCATTCGCTGATAACGATGGTAAGTGGTCAGGCGAAGTTGACATATCTATAATGGCTATGCCTGACAATCCTCTTGATGATGACGACTATTATCAGGTCATGCACTTTGCTAAGATGATGTGTGCTGCAGTCCCTGTGATGGAAGAGGTAGAGGAACTACGCAATATTGTTCACGAGTATGTCACAAAAGTTATTGACAACGAGATGGATATTGATGTAGAACTAGAGGAAGAAGCGGGTGTGGAAAAGACCTACGACGGTAATGTAGTACACCTTAACTTTAACAGCAGGACAAAGGGGTCAGCATGATGAAGCACGAACAGTTTATGAAAGCCAAAGCAGCAGAGTTAAATCCTAAATGGGCAGATTTAGCAGAGCAGGAAGGTAAAGAGATTTATGGTAACGTGGATATGGTCAACAGTCCACCACACTATAATCAGACAGGCATTGAATGTATTGACGCTATCAGTGCAGCCACAGACGGCGGCTTCAAGTACTACCTGCAGGGTAACATTATGAAATATCTATGGCGTTTTGACTACAAAGATAAACCCATTGAAGATTTGCAGAAAGCCAGATGGTATCTGGATAGGTTGATTGAAGAGGTAATGGCAGATGCGAGTTAAGATGTTCATTACAATTGATATTGACGATGAGGAATACCCCGTCCCTGCTGATGGGCAGGTGGGCGAGGAATTAGAGGAAAGCATCCAAGAATACTTTTATGATATTGACGGTGCTAGTATTAGAAACATTAGAACGATAACGGAGTAAGAGATGATTAGCAATACATTACCAACGGACTACCAGAACTTCATAGCCCTTTCACGCTATGCAAGATGGAAAGAAGATGAACAACGAAGGGAGACATGGGGTGAAACAGTCGCACGATACTTTGATTATATGGATTCTCATCTACATAACAATTATGGGTATCAGCTTCCTGATTCACTGAGGTCAGAATTAGAGGAAGCTGTACTCAATCAGTCTATCATGCCTAGCATGAGGGCATTGATGACTGCAGGACCAGCACTAGACCGCTGCCACGTAGGTGGATACAACTGTTCATACGTACCTGTAGATAGCCCACGTGCATTCGATGAGACTATGTACATCCTCATGTGTGGCACAGGTGTAGGCTTCAGTGTAGAACGTCATAACATTGAGAAGCTGCCTATGGTAAATGAAGAGTTTCACGAGACAGACACAGTAATCAAGGTAGGTGACAGCCGCCCCGGTTGGGCAAAGTCACTGAAGGAACTTATCTTCATGCTATACGCTGGACAAGTTCCAAAGTTTGATGTGAGTGAGGTTCGCCCTGCAGGTGCAAGACTGAAGACATTCGGTGGTCGTGCATCAGGCCCACAGCCTTTGGTTGAACTGTTTGAGTTTGTCATACAGAAGTTCAAAGGTGCAGCAGGTCGCAGACTGTATCCAATCGAATGTCACGACATCATGTGTAAGAT